ATCACTTTTTGCAATTAAATTGATTGATTCTTGATTTTCAAGATTTTTCAAAAGTCTTGAAAACATGGAAGGATGCAATGACGGAACGGAAAACCAAGGTCAAGGTTAAACGCAAACGCAAGCCCGCCAAGAATCCGGTGAAGGTCCGGGGGGATGCGTTTATTGCCCCCGGGGATGTTCCCGAGGAATCCGACAACGGGAAGAAGAAACCCGTCCGAAAGAAGAAGACCGCCAAACGCAAGACACGGACGCCCAAGGCTTCCAAGACCGGGAACGGTTCATCCGTCAAGAAGACCCCCAAGCGGAAGACACGGGCGTCCGGTGATAACACCCCCGCCCCCAAGCGGACCATCCGGTTGAAACGGACCAAGACTTCCCCCAAAGAAAGCAAAGCGGCGGATGCCGCAAAGGGACGGTCAAGAAGGGATGCCGCTTCCAAGTATCAACGGAAGATTGATTCCGCCGCAAGGGACATTGGCGGACCGGAATGGGAAGACCTTGTTGCCAACATTGATTGGGACCGCCGCTTGTCAACCAAGCATGACTTGAAACGGTTCAATGAAATCTATCTTCCAAACATCTTCTATCTTGGTTGGTCCAAGGACCAATTGCGTTGCGTCCGGAAGACGGAATCCGTCTTCATTGATGACGGGATGTTTGCCTTGGCAATGCCCCGGGCGGGCGGCAAGACGGCAATTGTCCGGGGCGGAATAACTTGGGGGACCCTTCACGGTCACAAGCGGTTTCCCTTCAACATTGGGTCATCGGACCCCAAGTCCCTTCAAACCTTGGAAGCGGTCAAAACCTTCTTGTATGGGAACCCCCTTCTTCTTCAAGACTTCCCGGAAATATGTTGGGCGGTCAAGCGGGCGGAAAACCGGTTCCATCTTGCAAGGGGTCAAACCTTCTATGGGAACCAAACTTTCATTCAATGGGGTTCATCGTCCGTCCGCTTCCCTTGTTGTTTGATGGATGAACAAACGGCGGAAATCTTCAACAAGCATGATGAAGGGTCCATCAACTATCTTGAATCCCATGAACTTTGGATTCCCCGCAATGCGGGCGTCAACATTGCAACGGCGGGAATTGGCGGGTCAATAAGGGGTGAAGCGGAAACCCATCCCGTGACATTGGAACAACCCCGTCCGGATTGCGTCATCTTGGACGATATTCAAAAAGACCAAAAGGCGGAAAGCCCCAACCAAGTTGATAAGCTTGAAGCCTTGGTCCAAGGGGCAATTGGGGGCTTGGCGGGACCGGGCGGACATATTGCAACCATCGTCCCTTGTACGGTCACGGTGGACGGGGATTTTTCGGACCGCATCCTTGACCCCGTGAAGAATCCGGAATACCGGGGGGAAAGATGTCAATTGGTTGTCCGTTGGCCGGAAGGATTGACGGACTTTGAAATTGGGATGGACACGGAACCGGGCAAGCTTTGGAATGAATATGATGAAGTCCGCCGTCAATCCTTCCGGGACTTTGAAGTCCATTCCAACCGTTGTAAGACTTGCCGGGACAATCATTCCAATCCTTGCAAGACGGGGAAGGCAATCAAGAACCGCCCAACCAATCTATACAAAAAGAACCGGGCGGTCATGGATGAAGGCTTTGAAGTTTCATGGGACCAACGGTTTGGGAATCCCAAGCTTCAACCGGACGGGTCCGTCAAGCGGAAGGACCCGTTGGAAATATCCGCACAACAACACGCAATGAACTTGCGGTTGAAGTCCCCGTTGACCTTCCCGCCCGAATACCAAAACCGGGGACGCAAGTTGACGGAAGAAGGGGCGGTCTTGATTTCCCCGCTTCAACTTGCGGAAAAGACCGTTGCCTTGGGGCAAGGGGAAGTTGCCCCGGATTGTCAATACATTTCCGCATTCATTGACGTTCAAAATGAAGCGTTGTTCTATGCGGTCTTGGCTTTGTCCCCCAACTTCACGGGGAACGTCATTGACTATGGAACCTTTCCGGAAATCAAAACCCGATACTTCCGGAAGAACCAACTTGAAGGTTGGGGATACTTGACCCGGATGTTCTTTGAAAAGTATCCGGAACACAAACACAAAGCAATCAAGACGGATTCCGGACGGGTCCAAGCACCCCTTGAACCCAAAATTTATCATGCCTTGTCCCAATGCGTCCCATACCTTCTTCAAAAGGAATACTTCCGGACGGACGAAAACCGGACGTTGATGCGGATTCAAGCCTTGGGCATTGACACAAGATGGGGTCAAGCTTCCGATTGCATCAAACGCTATATCCGGGAAAGCGGTCTTCAACGGACGGTCTTTGCCTATCAAGGTCAACGGTTCCCGCCAACCAACAAGCAATTGGAAGAATACCAACGGACGGGGCAATATCAATCTTGGTTGTTTGAAGACCAAAAACATCCGTCCATCAAAGACCCAAAATGGGTCATCCGTCCCAACCCGGACGGTCAATGGTATTTTCAAGCGGATGTCAACCGGTTGAAAGATTTCTTGTTTCATCGGTTGGCAAGTCCCCCCGGTTCCAAGGGTTCCATTTCCCTATTCAACGGAACCATTGAACGTCATGAAATGTTTGCGGATTCCGTTGCCGGGTCCGAATATCCGGAACCCGTGACCGCCCGAGGGTTGACCAAAAACCAATGGCAACCCCGGGAAGGCATCCGGGACAATGAAGGATTGGATTGTTTAGTTGGTTGTGTTGCGTTGGGTTCATTCCTCGGGGCATGTTTGCAAACCGATAAACAAGACGGGACCGTTCAAGACCAACCCCGCAAAGCGGACCAAGGTTGGAAGCGGCGGTTGCGGTCACGGATGGAAAGGCGGAACTAATATGACCAAGCAAGGAACCGGTTGCCGTCATTGCGGTTGCCGGATGTCAAACGTCACAAACACTTATGAACACGTTGTCCGGACCATCGGACCGGACGGCAAGTCCCGTGAAGTCCCGATGATTAGAAGACGGCGGGTTTGCCGTCATTGTCAACTTCCGTATACAACCGTTGAAAGGGTTGAAGAAGAAGAAGACCAACCCGAAACACCCCCCGAACCAATCAACAACGGGGAAACCCCGCCCCCGCCCGATAACCCTTTTTTATAGATGTATAACGGAACCAACCTTCCCATCCGGGCGGGGCTTTGGGATAATGCGGGGGACGGTCCATCCTTCCCCCAAAGAAGACAAAGGGAAACCAATGGCAATTGAAGATTCCGATATTGAAGCCTTGGGGCAAACCCCCAAGCGGGTCCGGACGGAAGAAGGAACCGTTGAAGAACGGTCCGTCCAAGAATTGATTGATGCGGACCGATACGCAAAAACCAAGACCGCCGTTGATGCGGTTCCTTGGGGGATGCGGATTGCCCGTTCAAAACCGCCTTCCGCCTTGGGGTGAATTATGCGTTCATACGTTACAATCGTTGATGAAGACGTTGACATCTTGCCTTGGTTCATTCAATGGCAACGCAAGCTTGGGGCGGATGAATTCCCGCTTCTTGTCTATGGACCCCAATCATCTTTTGACCGGGCGTCCAAAATCATCACGGACCAAGGCGGGAAGGTCATCCCGCTTGAAGTCTTGGACCCTTCCGAATTCTACCGCAACGGAAAAATCACAAGGGAAGAAATCTATTCCCATTATCATCCGGAAGGGGAATGGGCTTTCTTTTGTGACATAGATGAATTCCCCCAACTTGAAATTGAAATGGTCCGGACCGCAATGAACCATTTCCCCCTTGGCATCTTTGGCCGATGGGTTGACCGGTTCGGACCGGAAGGGAAGATTGTTCCGTTGCCCGAATTCGGAAACGGGACTTCCCTTGATGCAACCTTCCCAACCGCTTGTTGCATTCAAGAACATTTCAACCGTCCGTTCATGACCTATGTTCTTTCCCGGTATTGTCCAACGTCCCATCATCCGGACCGCTTTCAACGGCGGTTTGAATTGCCAACCATGTTGGTCCCGGTTCATCATTTCAAGTTTGTTGCCAACGTCTATGAACGGATTGAACGGCGGATTGAACGGGTCCCCAATGTTTCCGTTGGTTGGCAAGAAGTCTTGAAGGACCTTTGGGTTTGGTTGCGTCATCATGACGGGGCGGACCCAACCATTGTCAAACCCGCCCCCAACTTAGGAATATGAAAAATCATGGTTGCCATTCTTGACCCATACGGAAAACCGTTCATGAATGATGAACGGCGGGCATTGATGTCCCAATTGAATGACGCCCGGTCCAAGTTGATGAAAGCCCGTTATGATGCCGCCCAAGCGGTTGATGCAACGGAAAACCATTGGTCCCAAGCGGACCATCTTGACCCGCATTCCGCCGCATCCGCCAAGGTCCGGAAGACGTTGCGGTCCCGTTCCCGTTATGAAGTCTTGGAAAACAACCCGTTCTTGAAAGGGGTTTTGTTGACCCTTTGCAATGACTTTGTTGGAACCGGACCCAAGTTGAAAATCACGGACAAGCGGTTGTCCCCCGATAGAAGGCGGGCAATTGAAAAGCGTTGGTTGCAATGGTCCCAAAAAATCAAGTTGCGTCAAAAGCTTTGGCGGATGCGTCTTGCCAAAATCACGGACGGGGAAACCTTTGCCCGGGCGTATACCAACCCCAAGTTGATGAAGAAGTTTCCCATTGGCTTGGACTTCCAAGTCTTGGAAGCGGACCGGGTTTCTTCGGAATACATCTTCCCGGTCATGCGGGAAGGGACCAACAATGAAATTGATGGGGTCCGCTTTGACGGTTATGAAAACCCCCTTGAATATCACGTCCTTCATTCCCATCCCGGGTCAAGCCTTCTTTGGAACATCCTTTCCCAACGGGCGGGCGGAACTTGGATTGATGAAAAGTTAATAGTTCATTGGTTCCGTCAAGACCGGGGATGGTTGCGGGGCATTCCGGAAACAACCCCGTCATTGCCGCTTTGTGCAATCTTGCGAAGATATACTTTGGCAATGTTACGTCATGCCGAAATTTCCGCCGCATTCACGGCAATCATTGAAACCGAAAACCCGGGGGCAACCAACCCTTGGACGGACGGTCAAGGGACGCAACTTCTTGAAGACCCCTTTGACGTTTTCCCCATTGAAATGGGAATGATTACAAACGTCCCTTGGGGTTACAAAATGAAGCAATTCAACCCCGTCCCCCTCGGGGACCAGTTTGATTCATACGTTGGGGCAATGTTGCGGTTGATTGTCCGTCCCCTTCTTGCCCCTTGGAACATTGCGGCGGGGACAAGCAAAGAATCAAACATGGCATCCGCCGTTGTTGACCAAGACATATACAAGGGGGGACAAAAGGCGGAAAGACTTGATTGCAATGAAGATGTCCTTGACCCGATGGTTGAATTGTTTTGGGCGGAAGGGACACGGACTTCCGGATTCTTCGGGGATGAATTCCTTCAATCGGACCCGCAATTCCGGGACAACGCCCCGGAACATCGTTGGCGTTGGGACCGCATCGGGCTTGACCATACGGACCCGATGAAGGTTGCAAAGGCTTTGGTTGAATTGCGGACCAATCTTCATATCACGGATGCGGACATTCAAGAAGAATACTTCAACCGGGACGTTGATGATTGGCGGGAAGAAATTGCGGAAGATGAAGAATTCCGTTCCCAATTCGTTCCGGAACCCCCGGAACCCGAGGGGGCAACGGAAGATGAACCGGAAGAAGAACCCGTCCCCGCTTGATTTTTTATAGATGTATAACCGGACCAAGGTTGTCAATTCACCCCCCATTTCCGACAATAAACGCAAGGAATCTTGAACCATGAAAAGAACCAACCAATTCCCGCTTGAAATTCGGGCGTCCAAGGTCAAACAAGTCCCCGCCAACTTGATGATGGTTGGGGATATTGAAGTCCAAGCGGCGGACAAGGACCAACCGGAAGCCCGTCCCCGTTTCTTGTTAATGGCAAACACGGGGAAGCCTATGGACCTTGATGGGTTCTATGACCCGGTTGTCATTGACATTGCCGGGGCAAAGTTTGACAAGAAGACAACGCCCGTCATCATGGACCATGACACGTCCAAGCGGATTGGGGCAACAACGGAACAAGTCATTGTTCCCAACGGTGGGGAAGCCCCCCTTGGCGGACGGACCATCAAAGGTCCGATGGTTGCCGCATCCGGGGAAGTCCGTTCCAAGATGGGTGTTGCCCAAGGTTTTGTTGAAGATTCCCGGGATGGATTCCCGTTTCAAGTTTCGGTTGGGGCGTCCATCGTCCCGGGCGGGGCGGAATTCGTTGGGGAAGGGGAAAAAGTTGAAGTTAATGGGCGGACGTTCAAGGGTCCCTTGATTGTTGCCCGCAAGACCGTCATCCGTGAATTGACGGTCACGGTTCTTGGGGCGGACAATAACACGTCCGCCAAGGTTGCGGCAACGTCCGCCGCATCAAACACAAACCTTCAATTGAAAGGGAATGAAATGGACTTTGAAGCCTATGTCAAAAGCTTGGGTCTTGACCCGGCAACCTTGAATGATGCCCAACGGGAAGGATTGAAAGCCCAATGGGAAAAGAACGTCAAGGCGGGCGGGACGGTCACGTTGACCGCAACCAACCCGGGAAACCCCGGGACGGTCACGGACCCGGAAGACGATGCGGAAAAGAATCGGTTGTCCCGCATTGCCGCACAAGAAAGACGTGTTGACGGAATCCGGGCGGCATTCACCCGTTTCCCCAAGGTCAAGAAAGTCACGGTTGGGGAAAATGAAGTCACGGTTGAAGACTTCAAGGCATCCGCAATTTCCAACCCGGACCGGACGGTTGATTCCGTTGAATTGGTCTTGATGCGGGCGGAACGGGATCAAAACCCAACGTCCGGTTCCGGACCCGCAATCCATGCGGTCCAACAAGTCCGGGACATGGAACCCGATGTCTTGACTTGTGCGGTCTTGAAGACAATGGCAAAGTCAAGCCCGGTCTTGAAAGCCAATGAAACCCATCAATGGACCGGGGAAAAATGGGGCATTGAAAACTGGTATCCCCAACAAGTCCTTGAAGCTTCCGACCATCCGGACCTTCGGAATGTTGGGCTTCATCAATTGATGAACCTTCAAGTCATTGCCGCAACCGGTCAACCGTGGATTGGTTCGGACAAGAATGACTTGATTGCCAAGACCCGGGACGCAATGCGGGCATCCTCGGGTTTCACAACCTTGAACATTTCCAACATCTTTGACGATGTTGCCAACAAGGTTCTTCTTGCCGGTTATCAATCCATCAACACAACTTGGCAGGAATGGGCAAAGGCGGTTTCCGTCAATGACTTCAAGACCCATAATTTCTATCGGTTGACATCCAAAGGCGGATACCAACCGGTTGGACCCAATGGCGAATTGAAACACGGCGGATTCGCGGAAGACAAGTATCAAGTTGCCGCCGATACGTTGGGCAAGATTTACGGTCTTGACCGCAAGCATCTTATCAATGATGACTTGGGGGCGTTTGAATCCTTGATGTCCGGTTTGGGCATTGAAGGCGGAAAGACCGTTGAAGAATTGGCCTATGTCCATCTTCTTGGAAATGTTGCCACGTTATTCCCAACCGATGGTTCCAAAGGGAATTACATTTCCGGGGCGGCAACCGCTTTGTCCATTGATGGTCTTTCCGCAGGGCAACAAGCCTTTGAAGACCAAACCATTGACAACGCCCCCATCTTGATTGAACCGGACCGCATCCTTGTCGGAACGTCCAACCGGGTCACGGCGGGTCAACTATACAAAGATGCGGACATCCGCCCGACCGGAACAACCGCCGCAAAGAACTTGATTTCCAACCCGCATCAATCGGCATTCCGTCCGATTGTTTCCGGATACTTGAACAACACGTCCATCAAACAACGGGCGGTTGCGGACAAGGCGGTTGGAACGGCAATCCCGGGTCAATCGGCAACCCAATGGTTCATGATGGGGAACCCCGGAATGCCGCAAGGGGCAATTGTCATGATTGCCTTCTTGAACGGAAACCGGACCCCGTTCCTTGAACGGTCCGATGCGTCCTTTGATGTCCTCGGGATGCAATGGCGGGCGTACCATGACATTGGAACCGGTTCCGGTGAACCCAAGCTTGCCGTTCATTCCAAGGGGGCGGCATAAGTCTTGAACCTTGAACCCCTCGGGGCTTGACCGCCCCGGGGGGTCTTCACGGGGGATTTTTTGTTTTCACAATAAACGCAAACATTTTTTGAAAGGGTTTGAATCATGCAAGCCAAGTTTCGACACGGCAACCCGTTGATGGTTGACTTCACCCCAAGCGGAAGCCCGGTTTCTTCCGTTTCCGCAGGGGACGTTGTTGTCATCGGTGATGTCCCGATGGTTGCCCATTCCGACATTGCCGAAGATGCCGTTGGGGCGTTGGCCGCTTTCGGCGGGGTCTATGAAATGGATTCCGAAGACACGGACTTGACCCAAGGGGAATCCGTCTATTGGGACGCATCCAATGAAGTTGTTTCCGACAATGAAACCGGGTCCGGATATACCCTTCCCCATTTCGGTTTTGTTGCCCCGAACCATTGGGGACCGGGTTCCGGTTCCGGCAAGGTCAACGTCATCCATCTTCCCAACGGGACGGCAACCACCTAGTTGACTTGACGTTCAAGCCCCCGGGAAGTCTTCCCGCTTGGATTTCCCGGGGGCGGGGGTTGGAAAGCGGGGACCGGGGGAACCGTCAAACATTCCTATTTTGTGAAAGGACCCGAATCATGAAAGGCTTGTTGTTCATCATTGTTGCAATCCTTGCGGTTGCGTTCTTTGCGGTTGAAGCCAATGCCCAATGTCCGGGCGGTCCATGCTATCGGGCGGGCGTTGTTTGGACCCCCCAACCCATTGTTCAACCCGGGACGGTTTCCCAAGTAGCTTGGACCCGTCCCGCCTTGTTCCCGTGGAACCGTTGGCAAGTCCGCACTATATGGACGCCCAACGGACCCCCACAAGCCTTGGTTCCGCAATCGGCATATCAACCCAACCGGTCAACCATCATCATCCGTTGAAAGGCGGGAACGGAAGCAATGAACAAGGGAAAGTTTTCATCTTGTGTTGTCCGATGTCTTCCCCCAAAGAAGTCAAGGGGATGGTTGAATCCATTCCGGACGTTCCTTCCAAGGCGGGTCTTTTTGGTTGAACCATTGACTTGGACCCGCCCGGACGGTTCACAATATACCGTTTCCCCGGGGACAACATCCGATGGACCGTCCTTTCCCTTGTTCTTGCAACCGTTCCTTCCGTCAAGGATTGAAAACATTGAAGCGGGCATCCTTCATGACAAGCTTTGCCGGGACCCGGAAATCCCGCTTCAATGGGCGGATGCGGAATTCCGGCAAGCGTTGCAAGCCTTGGGGAATTCCCCTTTCATTGCTTGGGTTTGTTATCTTGGCTTGCGGATTGCGTCCCCGTTTCGGCGGGGTCATGAATGGTCATGGTTGAACCTTTTCAAACACGGGGATTGATTCCATGCCATACGCATTCCATGACCGCCTTGACCATGCCGGAACCCGTTTCAAAGATATGGGTGAAAGCATTGTTTACAAACAAGGGGAAATTGAAGCGGCGGTCACGGGGTTCAAGATTCAACAAGATGCGGAAGAAATTGTTCCGGGGGTTGCGGTCACAAGAATTGAAATGCAAGTTTGGGGGATTGATTGGGCGGACTTGGTTGCGGAAGGGATAACCGCAAAGCCCAAACACGGGGACAAAATCACAACGGCGGATGACCATGAATTCCGGGTTGTATCCCCGGGCGGGGATGAACCTTGTTTCCGTTGGTCAACCGCCAAGCGGAACCGGTTGTTGATTTACACGCAATGGGCAAAGGACGGGTCTTGATATGGCATCAACCGCACAAGCTTTGCGGGATGAATTGCAAACCCGTCTTTCTTTGAAGAAAGCGGCAAGCGGTTTCATCAACAATGACTTTGACATTGCAACGGGTTGGTTTGAATATGACTTGATGGAAGAATTGCCCAATGACCATCCCAACGGACTTGTTTATATCCTCGGGATGGTTGCGGATTCGGAAGTCAACAAGTCCCGGACCAACGTGTCCATGAAAGAAGTCCCCGTCATGGTTGGTTTCAAACGGGTCATCAATGACCCAACCAACAATGACTTGATTGATGTTTTGGAAGAATTGGTTGAACAATTCACGGATGTTGCCCGTCTTGAAGTTGACCTTGACGGGTATAGTTGGACCCGGACGGAATTCATGAAGGATGAAGCGGGGATGCCCCTTGGCTTCCAATCCTTGCAACAAGGCATGTTTGCCGCTTGGTTCACAACTTATTTCAATTTTGTTTTGCAACCCGCAACCTAGTATGAAAGGGAAAAACAATGGCGGCAAAGACCGGTCACAAAATGAAACTGTATCGAAACACGGGGTCCCCCGATTCCCCGTCTTGGTCCTTGGTTGATGAAGTTGGGGATGTTTCCATCCCGGACTTGACCCGGGGTCTTGCGGAATTGAAACGGCGGGCGTCCGATTTCACAAAGAACCTTGCGTCCTTGATTCAATCCATTGCCATTGAATTCCGTCTTCACAATGGCTTGGATGAAACAACCTTTGACGCAATCCGGACAAACTTCTTTTCCGGGACGGCGGAAGAATGGGCTTGTCTTTCCGGGGAATTCGGGGATTCCGACACGGAAGGCTTGCGTCTTCCCGCCTTGGTTGAAAACTTCCCCTTTGACCAACCGCTTGAAGACGTTGCCGGTCATGATGTCCGCTTGGCCGTTGCCTATTGGGAAACGGGCGGTTATGAATTGGAACCGTCTTGGGTTGCCGATGGGGTCACAAGCTCGACCTATATCTAGTCAAGCCAAGGACGGACGGGGGAAGACCGTCAATCCGTAATAAACGCAACAAACCTTGAACAAGAAGGAAAAACACAATGTCCAAAATCAAAGATGAATTGAAAGCCCGCCTTGCCACGTTGAATGACGGCGGGAAGGAAAAACCGATTGCCCCCATGATTATCCGGGACAACCCAACCATCAAGGTTGAATTGTCGGAATTGAAGGCGGCAATTGATACCAACCCGGACCATCCCATTGCCAAGTCATGGGCAAAGACAACCTTGAAGAAGTCCCCGCCCGGGAAGCCCGTCCATGTTGAACGGGCGGACCTTCAAGCGGTCCTTGATGACAAGGATGTTGCGGTCAAGGTCACGATTGAAGACGGTGATGATGATATGCGGGTCAAGGTTGCCCGGAAGGTTTTGGTTCCCCGCAAGAAGGAAACCAAGCCCGCCGCAACCAAGCCCGCAACGGAACCCAAGGAACCCGCCAAAACATAGCGGGGACCCTTGGGAAGTTTGTCCGCCTTCAACCTTCTTGAACTAGGGGAACCGCTATGAAACCGAACCGTTCCGCCGTCTTGCTTTTGTGTCTTATCTTGGGCTTTGCCCGGGTTGGGTTTGCCCAAGCCTTTTGGCAATGGTCCCCATCCGGGGCGTCCCATCATCAATCCGTTGTGATTGTCCGTTCCCCCTCGGGGGATGCGGGGTCCGGGGTTGTTGTGAAACACAACGGGGCAACCGGGGTCTTGACCGTTGCCCATGTTGCGTCCGGGCAATCTTTGACCGTGACCTTTGCCGATGGAACCCGCAAGTCCGGGGATTATACAACGGACAAGTTTGGGTTTGACTTGGCTTGGGTCATGGTCAAGGACCCGCCCGTTCCCGCCGTCCCCCTTGCAACATCTTCCCCAAAGATTGGGGACCGTGTTGAATTCGTAACATACGGGGGACCCAAGGACCAATTGCGTCATTTCTATGGGACCGTGAAGTCATCGGATTCCAAGTCTTCAACCTTCAACGTCCGGGTCATCAATGGGGATTCGGGCGGGGCAATCTTCAACGCCCGGGGGGAAGTTGTTGGGATTCAATCCTATGGGCAACGGACCATTGCAACAACCGTCATGAACGGAACCAATTGGCCGATCTATGACGGAAGCGGTTCCGCACCCCATTCCGCAATTGCGTCCTTTTCATCCCGGGTTTGTGAAAGATTCTATTGCCCGCCCGTTGCGTCTTGTCCGCCCATTCAAGGCGGCGGTCTATATCCGCAACCGATGGTTCCCGTGAAGCCCCAACCAAAGCCCGCCCAACCGCCCAACGTCAAGATTGAAATTGACTATGAAAGAATTGCGGGTTTGGTTTTGCAACGGATGAACCAAGAACCGGACCGGTTCAAGGGACCCCCGGGCAATGATGGACGGGACGGCAAGGACGGGAAGAACGGGATGCCCGGGATGCCCGGTTCAACCCCGGTCTTGGACCATCAACGTCTTGCGGATGAAGTTGTCAAACGTCTTCCGCCCATAACCGTTGAATATCAAGGACGGGGTTTCCAACCGGTCCGGGAAGAAACGGTTCCCTTGGGCGGCAAGATTATCATTCCGCCCGTCCGGATGGAAGTCCATCATGAAGACGGTCAAGTTTACTATCAAGAGAAACCATTGGGCGGGACCATTGCTTTGGAACTAATCCCGAGACAATAACCGGGATAATTCAACATGGACCCAAAAGAAAACAAGGACGATGACACAAGCCAAGGACGGGGAACATTTCAAGACCCCTTAGAAATCCCCGTTGGGGATGGGGGGTCAACACAAGATGAAAGGAAAGAAACCATGCCGGAAATCAATTCCACAAACTTGATTGAACAAGGAATGGGGCAATTGTCGCAAACGGGCGTCATTGCCCAAAACAACTTTGTCACGGTCCAAAAGGCTTTGGATTATGACTTCATGGAAAACCGCCGCATCATCACGTTGGATGAAGCGGTTGGGGTCCGTGAAGTTGCGTCCAAGTCCGTTCCCGCAGGACCGACAAGCGGTTAAACAACCGTCAAGAAGGGTCCGCAAGGCGGCGGACGTTTCCCCGTCCCGGGGAAGGGAAGACCATTCCGGGACGGGTTTTGATAACCCAACGGGACCAAGCAATTCCCGCCCAATGGGATTTTGAATCATGGACCCAATTCAAACCATCATCAACCAAGGCTTGGAAAATCAACAAGCGTTTATCAATGACCAAGCGGCAATGGACCAAGCCTTCCGGGAAGGAATCCCGGTCATGAACGTCTTGAAAGAAGGGGAACAAACCGATGACCACCAACAATCAACAAACGGTCCCGAGGAATGAAGACCCAAGGATTGCCCAAGTCATAAGACAACGGGCGGGGGTTCATACGGCAACGGATGCCGCAACCCTAGTTGGGTTGGTTGAACAAGGAAAGCTTGTCCGCCGTCTTGTGCGGAAAACCCAAGATGGGACCGTTGGAAAGGAAAGCGGACCCATGCCAGAAGATGAAGATGGAACCAACATCAATGTTGGGGATACAATCATCAATTACGGTCAACAAGGACCCGAGGGGGAACCCATCCCCGAGGGACCGCCAACGTCCGGGGGTGATAACACCCAAGCCCCACAAACGCCCGCAACGCCCGGGGCAAGCCTTGTGTCCAAAGTCCTTCCGTGGATTATAGCGGGGACCCTCGGGGCTTCCGGGACGGGTCTTGGGGTTTGGTTGACTTCCAAGCCTTCCCCCAAAGAAGACCCGGAACCCCCGGTTGTCCAACCGGAAGATACGGATACAAAGTTTGACCTTGGATTCACGGAACCAAAAGTCCCAACGGAATGGGACCCCAAACAATAGTTTCTTTTTCACAATAAACGCAACCCAATTAGAAGGGGAACAACACGATGACAACCGCAACAACAACCGAAACAACGGAAACAACCAATCCGCCCCGAACCTTCAAGGATTCCAAGGGAAGGGAATGGGACTTGAAATTGACCCTTGGCAAAGCCAAGCGGATTGATGCGTCCGATTTTTCGGAAATCACGGACTTTGAATTCACGGTCTTGGAACCCAAGCGGGAATTCTTTGCCCATATCCTTGAAGACCCCAACCTTTGCTTTGCCATTGCTTGGGTCATCATCCTTGACCAAGTGAAGGACAAGATGGGAATTGACCTTGATGAAGAAGGTCTTTCCGATGAACAACGGGAAGAACGTCAAGCCAAGGCGGAATGGGACTTTGTTGATTCACTTGACGGGGATGCCATGTTGAAAGGACGTGAAGCCTTGATGGGGGCATTTTCGGATTTTTTCCCCGAAATTCGGACCGTCCTATCAACATTGATGGTCCGATGGAAGACGGCCTATCAACGGATGGGGAACAAGTTGAAGGGGTTGGGTCCGGAAATAGACAACATGATAGAAGCGGAAATGGAAAAGGGGTTGACGGACTTGATGAACCGGTTGAAGACGGAAACGGGGACGGACAAGAAGGGGGCAAACGATTAAAACAAAAAGCTTGGCAACGTGTTTTTGAAATGGCGGCGGTTCTTGATTGGACGCCCCGGGATTGGTTTGGTTTATCATTGCGTGAATTATGCTATTCCCATGACGCAAAGGTCTTGGAAGAATGGGACCGGGTTGCCGTTCCCGCCGCATTGATTCACAACTTGTCAATGATAGTTGTGTCCCTTGCATCCAAAAGACCCCGGACAAGCTACAAGTCCCCGCAAGACTTTAATCCATACCGCAAGAAAACAAGAAGGGGGTTGAAAGTCACGGCGGACAATATTGGCCTTTTGAAAGTGATTGGAAATGCAATGGCAAGGGGAAATGGACAATGACCATTGCCGGACAAACCGCCGTCAAGTTTGCAACCTTTGACCGTTCCATTGTCAAACGGAATTGGAAGAACATCAACAAGACCCCCTTGCAACAAGCGGGAATGAAGACCCGTGGAAATGCAAGGGGGTCAATCCGTAGGGGGACCGGACGGAAACGGAACAAGGCAACGGGGAAGTTGGAAGACCGCCCAACCCCGCCCAAGAACAAACGGAAACCATCATCCCCCGGAAGACCGCCCAAGTCATGGAAGACGGGAAAGACCCCGCCGTTCAAAATGATTTATTCCGTCCCCAACAAACTTGGAACTTCCGTTGTTGTTGGGATGGTTGGCTTTGGGAAAGCCCCGGGGTCAACCATGCCCGTTCCCGGGTTGATGGAACATGGGGGAACGGCAAAACGGAAATTGTTTGTTGAAACCCGAATCTTCAAACATAAGCATACAAGGAAAACGTCCGGGAAATATGCAAAGGCGGTCATCCGCAGGAAACCCGCCGTCCGTCAAGTGAAATATCCGGAACGGGCTTTCATGAATCCCGCATTGAAGAAAGTCCGGAAGAAGTTTCCGCAATATTGGCGGGGGGCATTCAATCCGGGACGTGTTAAATCAACGGTAAAATAAGAAAGGCAATCATGGATGACCAAGCATTGACAATGATGTTGAAAGGATTCAAGGAAACCTTGGACAAGGTTGAAGACAAGGTTGACGGGTTGGTTGAAGAATTCGCCAAGTTAGACGTGACTTGTCCCCTTCACTTGCGGTCAACCCGTAATCTTCAATTCGTTGTCTTTGGCAACCCGGAAGATGAACAAAGCCCGGGTCTTGTCAAACGTGTTGACCGAATTGAAGGTTGGGTCAAAGTTGTCAATTGGGGATTGAAAGCTTTATGGGCGGTTGTTGGGGCGTTGTCCGTTGCCATCTTGACCAAGGTTTTGGTTGCCTAATAAACGCAACAAGAAAGGAATCATATCATGCCGGGTGCATCGGGCGTCAAAGCGGGCAAAGCGTTTGTTGTCATTGAAGCTATGGACAAGACCGCCTTTGTCTTCAAACGGGTTGGGGCAAGGATGCGGAAGTTTTCGTCCGGGATGAACCGTCTTGGGGCGTCAATGGTTCGGCGGGGCGTCATGGCAATGTTGCCAATTGCCGCATCCGTGAAAGTCTTTGCCAACTTTGATGATTCCATGCGGAAGGTTGAAGCCCGGTCCGGGGGAACCGCCCAAGAAATGGCGGCATTGCGTGACCAAGCCAAGGAACTTGGAAGAACAACAAGTTTCACCGCAAGCCAAGTTGGGGAACTTCAAGCCAAACTTGCCCAAAAGGGATACAACCGGGGGCAGATTAAAGCAATGACCGCCGATGTCATGAACCTTGCCCGGGCGGCGGGGGAAGGTGATGAAGGGGACACGGTTGTTGCGGCGGACTTGATTTCCGGAACCTTGCGGGCTTTCAAGTTGGAAGCTTCCGATGCGGGACGTGTTGCCGATGTTTTCACAACCGCCGTCAACAATTCAAACTTTTCCCTTGAAGGGTTGATGGACGGCATGGCAAAGGCGGGACCCCTTGCCGCCGATTACGGAATGTCGGTTGAAGAAACCGCCGCAACCCTTGCGTCCATGACCAACTTGAACATTTCCGCAAGTGAAGCGGGGACGGCAATGCAATCTTTCCTTGCCCGGATGTCCAAGTCCCAATTCACGGACCAATTCAATTCCGGTCTTGCCGCAATGGGCAAACAAACCATCAAGTTTAGGGATGATGCGGGCAACTTGCGGAAGCCCCTTGACCTTCTTGCCGAAATCGGGGAAGTCACAAAAGACCTTGGAACGGCGGAACGGGGGGACTTGATGTCCGTGTTGTTCGGGGTCCGCCAATTCGGCAAGGCGGCGGGCGGGGCAAGGGGTGCGGTTGACGCAATGGAATTGTTGAACAAGCTTCAAAATGAATCCCGAGGGGAAGCCAAGCGGACGGCGGAAGTCATGGATTCCGGGGTTGGCGGAAGCTTCCGGAAACTATGGTCCGCCGTTGAAGGTGTTGCCATTGCTATTGGGGAAAGCCTTGCCCCAACCATTCAAGACTTGACCGCCTTCATCAATGACAACCTTGGGGCATTCACGGAATGGATTGAAGCCAACCGGGGAATCATTGTTGCCGTTGCGGCGGTCATTGCCGGGGTCATCTTGACGGGCGTTGCCTTGATGGGTTTGTCCGTTGTTGTCTATGCTTTGGGAACCGCCTTTTCCGTTCTATCAACGGCAATCGTCATCACAAAGGGATTGTTGGCAATTCTCATTTCCCCCTTTGGTCTTGTTGTTGCCGCAATCGTTGCCGTCATTGCGGTCCTATATCACTTTTCAACCGCCTTCCGGGAAGTCATTGATGGGGTTGTTGGGTTTGTTGGGGAAAAGTTTTCCGCAATGGGGGAAACCCTTGTCAAGACTTGGAACGGGGTCATGAAGGCATTGAATGCCGGGGACTTTGAAGCGGCATGGGCAATTGTTGTTGACGGGTTGTCTTTGGTTTGGGCGGAATTCGTTGACTTCGCAAAGTCCGCTTGGGCAAAATTCGCAAGCTTCTTTGTTGAAGCTTGGAACGGGGCGGTCCTTCTTTTCAAACAAGGCTTGTATTCCGCCCAAAGGGAACTTGCGGATTGGATGTTGTCAACCGCCGCACAAGGGGGCATTGCCGGGGACGCAATGTCAATGGTCATTGGTGTTGACGTTGAAGAATTGAAGAAAGAAGCGGAACGTCTTGAAAGGAAAGGCAACGCCCAAGCGGCAAAGGAAAAGGCATCCGCCCCCGCTTTGATGCAAACCGCCGCAAACTTTGAAGACTTGTTTGAAACGGGCTTTGCCAACATGGCGGATAGTGTTGACAAAGAAGCCTTGCGGAAAGCAATTGAACAATCCATCAAGGACAATGATTCAATATGGTCCGAATTACATACAACGGCAACGGACCGGGGACCCTTTTCAAAAGAAGAAATTGAAAAGGCGGGTCTTGAAATGGACCGCATTGCGGACCATGAACTTGGAAAGATGTCCGAAAAATTCGGGGTATCCCAAGAAGACCTTGCCCGGTTGATTGCATACCGGTCCGAAATGGAAGGGGTCCGCCGTGTTGCCCAAGACCGGTCCGGACTTGACACAACCTTCCGGGACCCAATGGCAAGGATGCGGGCGGAAATGCGGGCGGACTTCAACAAGAAGATTGATGAATCCAACAAGAAGCAAGCGGATGCGTTGACGGAATGGAACAAGTCCGTTGATGAAGCTTCCGAAATGCGGCGGAAGGAAATTGAAGAAAAGCGGAAAGCATTGGAAGCCCGGATTGATGCCGTCCCGGAAAAAGAAGTTGAAGAACCCGCCGATGACTTGGCGGAAGCAATGGGGGAAGCCAAGGATGCCTTGGCAAAATTGGGGGACGGTCTTGGCGGTCCGGGTCCGGTTGTGTCCCCGCAATTGCAACAAGGACTTGAAAAGGGAACTATGGAAGCGGCAAAGGCTTTCAACAAGAATCTTCAAAACAACAACTTGATGAAGAAGGCGGTTGACCTTCATGAAAAAGAAGTTGAACTTTTGGGGGATGCGGTTGAACTTTTGGATGACCCCGCTTGGTTGGAAGAAGTTGGTTTCATCTAAACAAAACAAGGAACGTAAATATGCCAACGGTTATAGGAAAAAAAGACGGTTCCCATTCCGCAGGATACCGTATCGAAAAACAAGACAAGATTGAAATTGTCATGAAGTCTTGGTCCGATGTCTGGTATGTTCTTGCGGATACCGTTGACCAAGATG